TGGCAGGCGGCCGCCACGACGTCGCTGCTGGTCACGGGCGCGATCGGCGCGAAGGCGGCGATACTCGCGAAGCAGCCGCTTGCCGACATCACCGCGAATACGCTCGTCCGCGTATCTGGCGCGGTGTCGCGGATCGTGCTGAACGGCGGCCGCGAGACGATCGGCGCGTACGTCCGCGCGGATCGGGTCCGCTGGCGGCGGATCACATCGGCCGCGCCGTGCCCGTTCTGCGCGATGCTCGCCGGCCGCGGCGCGGTGTACAGCCAAGACTCGGTGAACTTCGAGGCCCACGACCACTGCTCATGTACCAGCGAGCCGGTCTTCGTTGCCGCGACCGGCGCTCCCGTGCGGCGGTTCAGGGGGTAGGAGGACGCGATGCCGCTGCACAAGGCTCGCGAGCGAACGAAGAAGCGCAAACGCTGAGCGCGCTCGTCCGTTCGGCGTTGTCCAGGGCACATAATGCCGACAAGGTCCGAAACGGGAGAGCGTCGAGTCCGAAAAGGACGTGAGGAGCAACGCGTGGCGAAGGTGAAGGACCCCACGACGGGAGAAGAGCGCGACGAGACCGAGGATGAGCGGAAAGCTCGTGAGGCAGCGGAGCAGGCCGGCGAAGCGGAAGACGAAGAGCCCACCGACCCGGATGCTCGTGTCGCGTTCTGGAGGAAGCAGAGCAAGGGATGGGAGCGGAAGGCGAAGGCCGACAAGGACACCATCAACACTCTGCGGACCCGGCTGCGGGATCTCGAACCAGCGGCGGCCAGGCTGAAGGAGATCGAGGACAAGAACAAGTCCGACGGTCAGAAGGCCGACGAGGCGAAGAAGGCGGCAGAAGATCGTGCCGCGACCGCGGAGCGCGATCTGATGCGCCTCCGCGTGGCGATGCGCAAAGGTCTGACCGATGCGCAGGCGAAGCGCCTCGTGGGTGCCACCGAAGCGGAGCTCGAGACCGACGCCGACGAGCTCCTGAAGTCCTTCGTCAAGAGCGACGAGGAAGAGCCTGAGCCTGGCGTGACGCGCCGTCCGCGGGCGGCCCTGCGGCCGGGATCCGGCAATCGGACGCAAGAGCCCGAAGAGAGTGTCGACTCGATCGTTGAAAAGGCATACGCCCGAAGGGGCTAACACCACCGCATAGCGATACCGACGCCGCACGGCGTCCAGATCCATCCCGAAAAGGGAAAAGGAGCGTGACCGAATAAGGCACTAAGGAGCCTCTAAACCGATGAACGCATTCCTCCAACCCGGTCGCATCGCAGCAGCAGCCCTCGGAGTCCTCCGTCGCGAGCTCATCCTCCCGCGGCTCGTCACCCGACTCGGCGTGGCCGATTTCCGCGGCGCGCTGAACGACACGATCACCATCCGGGTCCCCTCGATCCTCGCGGCGCGCGACTACGAATGGCGGACCCGGAACGATCCGATCGTCGTCGACTTCATCGAGGAAGTCGGCATCCCCGTGGTGCTCGACAAGCACGTGTACAGCGCGATCGCTGTCACCGACGAAGAGCTCACCCTCGACATCGTCGACTTCACCACGCAGGTCCTGATGCCGCAGATGATCGCGGTCGCCGAGCGCCTCGAGACGCTCGTCGCCGAAGCGATCATCGGCGCGAGCTTCGGCCTTGCGGACGTGCAGTTCGTCGAAGGCACCGAGGACGGGTTCTACGACGCGCTCGTGGACGCCCGCAAGGAGCTCAACGACGCGAACGTCCCGGCCGAGGGCCGCGTGGCCCTCATCGGCTCGTCGATCGAGGCCGCCGGCCTCAAGGAAGAGTCGATCCGCGCGGCCGATCAGTCCGGGTCCACCGACGCGCTGCGCAACGCGGTGCTCGGCCAGGTGGCCGGCTTCACCGTCGTGCAGTCGAACTCGGTCCCCGAGGAGTTCGGCGTCGCGTTCCACCGCACCGCGTTCGCCTTCGCGAACGTGGCCCCCGAGGTCCCGTCCGGGGCACCGTTCGGCGCCAGCAAGGCCGAGTCCGGCCTCGCGATGCGCTGGCTCCGCGACTACGACACGGCGTACCTCCGCGACCGCTCGGTCGTGTCGGCCTTCGCGGGCGCATCCAGCGTCAACGACGGCCGCGACGGGGGCTCCGGTTCAGGAGCGAACGACCTGAACGACACCAACGTCCGCGCGGTCAAGATCGCCTTCACCGCGTCGAGCTAAGCGAACGTGCCCGTACTGCCGTCACTGGCAGACCTCGAGGAGCTGTCGGCCCGGCTCGGACTCACACTCGAGTCCGGGTCGGCCGACGCCCTCCGGGCACAAGCGGCCCTCGATGACGCATCCGCGCTCATCCGGGCCGAGGCCGGCGCCGGCTTCACCGACTGGGACATCGTTCCCGACAGCGGCGACAGCGGGCCGAACCCGATCCCCGACATCATCACCGCGATCGCGCTCGCGGCGGCCTACCGCGCGTACCAGAACCCCCAGGGCGCGACCTCGGCCCAGGTGGGCGACGTCTCGGTCTCGTACGGCGGGACCGCGGGCGGCGGGTCGGTCTACCTCACGCGCGACGAGCGCAACGCGATCCGCCGGGCCGCCGGCCGCAGCTCCACGGGCTCGCTCGCGCTCACGTCCGACTACCTCCTGCCGCGCGACCCGCTGCTCGCCGACGTGAACATCGGCGGCGATCAGATCCCGCTCGGTCCCGCTCCGTGGGAGGAGTGATCCTGAACGAAGCGGCCGCGATCATCCGGCTCTGCTACCCGCCGGCGGTCGGCGCGGGCGAGCCGAACGCTGAATGGCGGATCGATCATTTCGCTCGCCGTGTCTTGCCACGTCTGCTCGCGCAGCCGGAGCTGGACATCTGGGTATGGGTCCACCCCCGTCATGCCGAGCGCGTCGGTGCGCTGGACGCGAGCGCTCGGACGTTCACGACTGATCCGATGGGTGTCGGAACGAAGCCGTTGCCCTGGGCCGCCGTACGCGGAATGCCGCGGTACCGCGATCAGGTGCTTCTTGGCTCGGACGATTACCTGGGACCAGAGTTCATGCGCACCGCCCGCACCGCACTCGGCAGCTCGCCGCGCGGCCTGGTGACGTTTCAGCCCGGCCTGCTCGATCTGCCGACCGGCAAGGTCTATCTGATGCCGCCATACCGCGTGGATCGGCCGTCGCCGATATGCGTGCTGCGGCAGGATCCGCGCGCGGCCAACTACACATGGGTGTGGGCGCTCTCGCATACGCGGTTGCACGAAGTCGCGAGGCCCGCGACGCTGATCCGCGATCGGATGCACGCACTGTTGGTGACGCACGCGTACAACGACTCGACTACCACGGCGCGTTATGGCGTTCGCGTTGTTCCGGGACCTTACTGGCTGTGAATGAGGCCGCTGCCATCATCCGGCTCTGCTATCCGCCCGGCATTCCAGATGCCGAGTGGCGCTGGCGGTCGGACTGGTTCCGTGACGCGGTGCTCCCGCGCCTCTTTGACCAAGAGGATGCGGAGCTCGACGTGTGGGTCTGGGTCCATCCGCGTCACCGCGCTGAGATCGCGGCAATGGATGCGCGACTCCACACGTTCGACGTCGCCCAGACGCAGCCCTTCCGGCGCCACCCGATCAGCGGCATGGGCTATCCCTGGAGCGCGGTCCGGGGGTTACCGCGCTATCCGGTGCAGGTGCTCCTCGGGAGCGACGACCTGGTCTGTCCGCATTTTCTGCGGATCGCGTTGAACGAACTCGCGCGGCTGCCCCAGCCGCGGGCGCTCGTGCACTTCCAGCCGTTCAAGTACGACGTCGAGAACGGCAAGGTCTATGACTGCGGGATCAGCGTGCCCCATACGGGCGAGTACCGCTACCACAACACGATGACCTCTATGTTCCTAGCCCTGCGCCAGCCGGTTGATGACGGTCGATACTCCTGGGTCTGGGCTCGTGGCCACACGAAGCTGTACCAACTCGCGGATCAGGTCCAGCTCGTACCCGAGGGTCATGCCCTGCTCTCGGTCCACCGATGGAACGACTCCACCAAGATCACCCGAGCCGACAAGCCGCTGCCCGCAGTCGATTGGCTCGGTTCGGTGCGGCGGGCGACTGCGCGGGCGGCATGATCGACATCGTCTACCCGCTCATCCGCAGCGGCTCGCGAATCGACGACGCCGAGCTGCGCTACAGCCTGCGCAGCGTCGTCCAGAACGTCCGGCTCCCGCTCGGCCAGGTCTACCTGTTCGGCCATCGACCGCGGTGGATCCACGACGTCGTCCATGTGTCGATGGAGGACAAGGCGGACAAGGCGATGAACCTGCGCGAGAAGTATCTGCGGATGACCACGATGCCCGAACTGAGCGACCCGTTCCTCCTGCTGGACGATGACCACCTGTTCCTCAGGCCGGCGAGCGAGATCCCGGTGCACACCCGCGGGATGCTCGCGGACTACCAGAAGGAGTTCCGCTCGACGTCGTATGGCCGCTATCTCGCGACGACGTACCGGCAGCTCGTCAAGGAGAAGCTGCCGCTGCGGAACTACCAGATCCACTACCCGATGCTGATCCGAAAGCCCATTCTCGCGCGGGCTGTCGCCATGATGACCGGCCCGATGGTGATGGGGAGTCTGTACGGGAACATCGTCGATGGCGAGACCGTCGAGATCACACACGATTTCCGGATCCGCCGCTCGGAGCACTTCAGCGCCCTGCAGGACGGCGCGTTCCTGAGCTTCCCGCCGATCCTGCGACCCGAGTGGGTCACGTTCCTGGCCTCGCGGTTCCCCGAGCCGAGCCGTTGGGAGGCCGCGTGAATCAGGCCGCCGCCATCATTCGGGTGAATCAGGCCGCCGCCATCATTCGGCTCTGCTACCCCCCCGGCATCGGTGACCAGGCCGAGATCGCATGGCGGTTCGGCTGGTTCCGCTCGGATGTGCTGCCTCGGATCTTTCAGCAGCAAGATGCCGAGTGCGACGTGTGGGTCTGGGTCCATCCACGTCACAAAGCCGAGATCGAGGCGATGGATCCGCGCATCCGTACGTTCACGGTCCGCGACTCGAAGCGGCTGATCCGGCATCCGATTCGGAATGCGCACCCGTGGGGCTCGGTCCACGGACTGCCGCGTTACCCCGTGCAGCTGCTGTTCGGCAGCGATGACCTGATCGGGCCGCAGTTCCTCTCGACCGCGCTCGCGACGCTCGCCGCGATGCGCGCGCCGCGCGCACTGGTCCACTTCCAGCCGTACAAGTTCGATGTCGCCACGCGGCAGGTGTACGACTGCGGCATCTCGGTCCCGCACACCGGCGAATACCACTACCGCAACGACATGCCGTCGATGTTCCAGGCGTTTCGCCAGCCGGTGACGGACTCGCGCTACACGTGGGTCTGGGCGCGCGGTCACACCCGGATGCATACGGTCGCCGACGAGGTCGCGCTCGTGCCGGCGGGCCACTGCCTGTTGTCGGTGCACCGCTACAACGACTCGACGAAGATCACGGGGGCAGATGCGCCGCTTCCGGACCGGCGGCCCGATTGGCTGGTGGCGGCGTGATGACGAGTCGACGCGCGCGTCGGCTGTTGACCGTCGGTCGTTGGCGGACGGGGCGCTCGTGCTCCAACCGGCCGCACCGCAGAGGGTGGCGGTGCCACTCGTGATTCCGATTTCCACGACCACTATCACGGTCTGGCGCGCCGCTGCCGACTCCGGCGAAGAGACGCGCGACCCGTACGACAGCGGGCAGCCCGCCGACGAGGCGGTCTACGAGCGCATCCGGGCCAACATCGCGTCCCCGTCCGGCCGTGAGCGCAACACCGGCGGCTCGCAGGAGGTCGTCGAATTCGCGCTCGACTGCGACCCGATCGGGCTGCTCCACACCGACCGGGTCGAGGACGCGAAAGGCCAGCAGTACCAGGTCGTCTGGATCGCGGCCCGCACCGGCTTCGGCCTCGACCACACCCGCGCGGGACTCCGGCTCGTGGAGGGGATCGCATGAGCGACCTGCGGATCGTGTTCCATCCCGATGCCGAGAAGGATCTGCGCCAGTCGGCGGCCGTCGCTCGGGCCCTCCGGGCCGTGGCGGACAAGGTCCAGCGGAAGGTCCGCGCGCCGAAACACCTCACCCTGTCGACGCGCGCGGGGGTCGGGCGCCGCGGGGCGTTCGCTCAGGTGATCATGGCCGGCTCGGGGGCCCTGGCCGTGGAATTCGGCACGCGGACGAACGTCGCGATCGCCCCGCTCCGTCGTGCGCTGAGAGGAGGGATCCGCTGATGGTGGAACTGACGGCGTGTCCGTAGCCGAGCCGGTCACATGGGTCGACGTCGAGTCGGCGGTCCGCGAGTGGGCCCGCGACAGCGTCGGGTCCATCGACCGGCGCGTCTTCTTCGGGGCGAAGAACACCGCCGCGCGGCCGCAGCTCGTGCTGTTCCGGGTCGCCGGTCCAGACGACGCCTGCCTCATCCAGTTCGACGTCTGGGGTGGCACGAAGGCCGAGGCGGCGGCCGCGGCAGCCGAGCTCGCGACCGCCGCCGATGCGCTCACCCGCTACCGGCACGCGGGCGTGCTGCTGCACGACGCGACGGTCGACTCGATCCACTGGGAGCCGGACGACACCGCGGCCACGACCCCGATCCCGCGCTACATCGTCGACGTGACCTTCACCGCGACCGCAGACAGCTAGAAACGAAAAGGAGCGCACGACATTGGGCAATCCACTGGCAGTCCGGATCGGTCCGGGTAAGCTGCTCATCGCACCACTGGGCTCCACCGAGCCAGACGACCTCGCGACGGCCTGGGACAACGCCTGGACGGAGCTCGGCTACACCAAAGAGGGATCGAACTTCGTGTTCGATCAGACCTTCGAGAACGTCGAGGTCGCCGAGGAGCTCGATCCCGTGGCGATCATCCAGACCAAGCGCGACGGGACGGTGAACTTCGCCCTCGCCGAGATCACCGCCGACAACCTGTCCCGCGCGTTCAACGGTGGCGACGTCCAGAGCCCCGGCGGGCTGACGACCTTCGAGCCACCGTCGGTCGGCGACTTCGCCTACGTCATGCTCGGCTGGGAGTCGGACGACGTGCTCGAGCGCTGGATCTTCCGCAAGTCCCTCCAGGTCGGCAGCATCGATATGCCCCGCAAGAAGGGCGCGGAGAAGGCGGTCATCCCGTGCTCGTTCCGCTGCTCGAAGCCGGCGGACGCGCCCGCCTTCAAGGTGATCTTCGACGCGAACTACAGCGACTCTGGCGCCGGGTCCTAAGCCATGAGCAAGATCCTCCGCCTCGGCGGGAAAGAGCTGCGCTGCATCGAGACCCTTCCGATCGGGGTCATGTTCGATCTCGCCGAGGCGATGGAGGCAGGTGAAATGGCGGCTGTCGCCGGGATGTCCCGGACCCTCCGGGGGATCGTGGTCCCCGACGACCGGGCCGCGCTCAAGGCGGTCCTGAACAACACCGAGACACCGGTCACCTTCGACGAGCTCAACACGGCCCTCGGGGGGGTCCTGTCGAATGTGGTCGGGCGCCCTACTACGCCGCGCTCAAGCTCGCCGCCTGGGCCAGCCGCAACCGCGCCCAGATCGAAGGTCGTCTCGTTGTATCGGGCCACGGGCAGGGCGGCCGCGACGTCTACGCCGGATGGCACATCGGTCGCGTCCTGAACGTCGCGTACTTCCTGATCGCGGAGCACATGACCGGGGAGGAAAAGCAGAAGCTTGATGACGAACTCGCGGGCCCGCAGCGCGATCGACGCTCGCGCTCCGCGGTGCTGGCCGGCCTCGGCGGCGACGTGGTGAGCAGGCGATGACCACCGTCGCCGTCGTGTACGGGCTGTTCGATCCGACGACGCATGAGCTGCGCTACGTGGGGTTGACCGTCGATCTCGCGAGGCGGGTGGCTCAGCACATCAGGAGTGCGCAGCAGACAAGGACGTACTGCGCGAGATGGATCAAGAACGTCATCGGGCACGGGCTGCTTCCTGAGGTCGAAGTGCTTGAGGAGACGGATGTCGAGCGTGGCCCTGAGCAGGAGCGATTCTGGATCAGCTACTTCAGGTTCATTGGCGCATCGCTCACCAATCACACCCTCGGCGGCGAAGGCGTGCTGGGCCTGCGATGGACCGAGGAACGTCGCGTCAAGCAAATGGCGGCGCTCGCGGACCAGTTTCCACCGGGAGCGCCTTGCCCTGAGCACCTGCGCCGCAATCTCAAGCTCGGATGGGGGAATAAGAGCGCGCTCGGGAAACGCCAATCTCCGGAGTCGCAGGCCAAGCGATCGACGAGTCTGCTTCGCTTCTACAGCGAGCACGTCGTCGTAAGAAGCGCCGAGCACAACGCAAAGATCAGCGCAGCGAAGCGCGGCAAAGTCCACGCGGCGGATTGCAGGCATTGCGTATCCGTTCGTCGGAAGGAGATTTAAGACGACGACGGTTGCCGAGGCATTTGTCACCCTCCGTCCGGACCTGAAGGACTTCCAGAAGGAGACCGAGCGCGGCCTCTTGAGCATGGGCGGCATCGCGAAGGCGGCCGCGATCGGCATCGCCGCGGCCGCATCGGCGATCGCGGGCGTCGCCGTGATCTCCGTGCGGGCCGCGATGGACGAACAGGCCGGGATGGAACGCCTGGCCCAGGCGGTCCGGGCGAACGGCGGCGACTGGGACGCCCTCGGGGCGACCATCGAGGGACAGATCGCAAAGTGGGAGCGGCTCACGGCATTTAGCGACACCGACATGCGCGACGCGCTGTCGACGCTCACCGCGCTGACCGGCGACGCCGCCACGGCGATGGATCGCCTGCCGGTGGCGATGGACTTCGCCCGTGGCGCCGGCCTCGACCTCACCACCACCTCGCGGCTCTTGGGCAAGGTCACCGACGAGACCACGACCGTGCTGGCGCGGTTCGGGATCCGGGTCGAGAAGGGCGCCGACGCGATGGACGTGCTGGCGAAGGTCCAGCAGAAGTTCGGCGGCCAATCGGCCGCGTTCGCCAAGACCGCCGCAGGCCAGTGGCAGATCTTCACCAATCAGGTCCAAAACCTGAAGGAGGCAATCGGCTTCGCGCTGTTGCCTGCGTTCATCGCCTTCACTGGCCTCGCGATCAAGGCGATCGACGCCGTGCGGGCGAAGTTCGAGGAGATCCGCCCGGCCGTGGCAGCGGTGATCACGGCGATCAGCACCGGCTTCTCGGCGGTGTGGAACTCGGGCCCGGTGCAGTTCTTCGTCGGGACCGTGATCACCGAGCTGGCGAAGATCCCGACGTTCATCGGCAACGTGCTCGGGGCCATCGGCGAGATCTTCGAAGTGCTGTCGGGCAAGGGCCGCCCGGAGGCCGGCGGCGTGCTCCGCGCGGTCGTCGGCGACAACCTGGCCGAAGGGATCCAGACCACGATGAAAAACGTGCGGACCGCCTTCACCGACGCGTTCGATATCGTCAAGCCGATCATCCAGGGCGTGATCGACAAGGTCCACGAGCTCAAGGATGCGTTCGACAAGCTCCCGCCGGCGCTCCGGAACTTCGCCGGCCAGGCGGTCGCGGCGGACGTCGGCATCACCGGGCTGGCGCTCACGCTCTCGGCTATCTCACAGGGTCTCGTGGCGACCACCACGCTCCTCGGGAGGATCGTGGGCACCAGCATCTTCGCGAAGCTCATCAAGGGCTTCCTCGGCATGAACGGCGCGATCCTCGGGGCGGTCGGCGGAATGTCGGTCTTCGACCCGCTGATCGCCGGCGTGTTCACCGCGCTCTCGCTGCCAATCGCCCCGCTGCTGCTGCTGGTCGCGGCGATCGCCGCGGTCGGGATCGCGATCGCGCTGCTGATCACCCACTGGGACGACGTCAGCTCCGCGGCCACGATGCTCGCCCAGATCGTCGGGATCGTGGTGGGCCGAGCGTTCGACGCGCTCGGCACCGCGGTGAGCAACTTCTTCGCACCGTTCGGGAAGCTGCTCGCGCTCTTCACGACGGACGCCCCCTTCGCCCTCGGCCTGCTGCTCGGGGCGATCGTCGGGACCTTCGGCGCCGCGCAGGCCGCGGTCGGCGACGCGATCAAGTGGATGGCCGATACGTTCGGAAACTTCCTCAACGTGCTGGGCGGATGGAAGACGGACCTCGGGAACATCGTCGGCTCGGCCCTCCAGGGGCTGCTCGACGGCATCGGCAACTTCGCCGGCAGGGCCATCCCGGTGCTCGCGCAATTCGTGATCAACGCGGTCGGGGAATTCTTCAAGCTGGCGCCCCAGTTCGCCCAGGCCGCGGCGGACGCGATCGGCGGGG